CCACACCAGCCGTACCAGGATCGGTGTTGTTCAACGTGATCCACCACGGACCGGCAGCCGGAAGAACCGCCTGGATCGCGGCGATACCAGCCGCCTGAGATGCACGCGCCATTTCAGAGACCAACCTTCTCATTCAGCGCCGCATGAGCGGCCTTGTGTGCCTCGATAATATCAGCGTCCGTGTCCGGGTCACAGTTGCGCGACAGGACCGAGCACTCCTCCTGCAGGGGGTGGGACCCGCGGTGGGCATGCTCCACCTCGATCGCCTCAGCGACCGCCTGCGCCTCCTCAGCCGTCTCGAACGTGAGCACGTCAGGCGTCACATCGACGTGCCCATCGCCGAGAGGGATCCGGCCAGTGATCGGGCCGGTGACCAGGACATGCGACACTTGCGCTCCTTAGGTGGCGGGTGTGCCGGGGATAGCGGGGACGACCGCGTTGGTCGCCGAAGCGGTCCCACGGCGGCCGAGGTTGATCGAGGCCAGCGACAGCAGTACCGACAGGATCGTCGCCCCAGCCGCGAGCGACAGCGCGTTACCCCAGTCGGCGTGGAACGCGTCGAGCCCATTGCCGACCGCGAAGAACGCGACCAGCGCCTCAGCGAACGTCTTGATCGCGCGCTCGAGAGTGTCGAGCCAGAACTGTCCGGTCATGTCGGATCCTCTTCCTGTGTCCCCGTCTTCCTCCGGGTGACGCACTCCTCGAGCAGTTCCATCGCTTTCTTCTCCCGCTCCAGGCTCTCGTTCAACTGTCTGCGTGTGACGAGCCGGCCAGTGAAGATCAACATCACCGCGATCGCAACCAGCGCGCCCGCGCTGAAATCCCCGGGGTCGATGTTGGTGAAGAACTCCACGTCATGTCGCGGGCGGCTTAGGCAGCCGACGCAACACCTCGTCGAGTCCCTCCTCGAGACGCCTGGTGCGCGCGTCCACGTACTCGATCATCTTCGACCGGCTGACCGGCTCCACCGCGCCCTCGCTCGAACCACCAGCCGAAGGCGCGATCCGGTCCACCTTGGCCGTCAGCGCCGAGTGGACCTGGCTGACCATGTTCTGCAGCGACTGCGTCCCCGCCGCGGGCGAGAAGTCCGCACTCCGCAGCGCGGCCACGATCTTCTGGATGTCGGCATCTGTCACTTCGTCCTCCACGGGTGCTGCTGTAGCGCCACCAGCGATCTGCTTGGCGCGGCGGATAACCGCCGGGAGCTGAGAAATACGACGGTTCCCGGGACAAACCTTACCGTACGCGGACGACCACTTCTCGCCCCCGGACACCCGGTTCGGGTCGCAGCCCTGCCGGTGGAATCCGATCCCCTTCCGCCCCGGCTTCGAGTCGGGAATCTGCGACAGCGGGATCTTGTGGGTCTTGTACACGAACGCGGCGATCTTCGCGTTCGCTTCTACCTGCGCCGCCGTCCACGACGGGACCGCGTTCCCATCGTTCATGTTCCACTTCGGGAACCCCTCACCGACGTCGGCGGTCTCGACGCTGATGATGTGGTAGTTCCCGTTGAGGTTCGCCGCCGCGCGGTTCTCAGTGTCGACCCATTGGTAGATCGTCCCGTCGTGGCCAACACCGAAGTGCGACGACGGCCCATTCGGGGCCTCCCCACGGAAATACGAGTCGGTCCCATTCAGAGACCCGACCATTGTGTGGTAACACAGGATATCGTGCGCCGACAGATCCGCACCGCTGTGCGCGATCGGCCGCCACACAGCTCCGGGCATCCGAGCCATCAGTTCTCCCTTAGGTGTTCGGGCCGAGGTACACAGCGGCAATCGCCACGTGGTTGATCGCCATCAAAGCGCCGGAGTTCTGGAACCCAGTGAGGGTGACCGTCGCCCCGGCAGTGAGAGGAGTGACCCACGACCCGTTGCAGATCGTGTCATCGCCACCCTGGATAGCGGCCCGGTAGTCGACCCGGAGAAAGTTCCCCGCGCCCTCTCCGATGTCCGCGCCAGCCGACGGGGTGAACCCGAGACCGCGGACCCCGGTGTTGTGAGAGTTGTACCAGATGATCCCGGTGAGCAGGTACCACCCGGTCCAGACGGCGGTTATGGTCCCACCGTTCGCGTGCATCCCGTTGGGGTCTGTCTCGATCCAGTCGGTGTTGGAGCCGAACGTAGTCCAGGCGTTGTTGGGGAAGCTCCCGGTGTTGACCTCGCGCCGGGCGTTGGCCATCCGGTTTTCGTAGTCGACGATGATCGGGGTCCAAGTCGAGCCGCCGGAGATGGTCCGGTACAGGGTGGTCCCGACCGCGCACAGCAGGCTGTTGCGCATCACCCCGCCCTGGGCGACCCACGTCGAGTAGGCCGAGTCCCGCAGCGCTGTCGAGGTGAAGTATGGGATCGTGTTGTCGCTCACTCCGAACACCGCCGCCTTGATCTGGCCGGGGCCGTCTGGCGCATCACTGTTCAACGGGATTGAGGCCCCGGTGAGCGGGTCTGTCGTGGGCATAGGGCCTCCGACTCCTAGAGGTTGGTGCCGTGGTAGACGACCTGGATGGAAACGAAGTTGATCTGGATGGTCGCGCCTGAGGTCTGGAATCCCTGCAGGTCGACTGTCGCCCCGGCCGTCAGCGGACAGATCACTGTCCCACCGGCGATCGTGTCGAACCCGCCGGTGTTCGCCATCTGATACTGCGTGCGGATGAGCTGCCCGTTGCCCTCGCCGATGTCCGCGCCAGCTGACGGCTGGAACCCGAGCCCTCGGACCCCGGTGCTGTTGTTGTTGAACCAGATGATCGCGTTGATCGTGTACCACCCGGTGTAGACCGCGACAAGCTGGCCGCCGTTCGAGTGCATCCCCCACGGGTCGTTCTCGGTCCAGTTCGTGTTGGAGACGAACGAGGTCCAGGCGTTGTTGGGGAAGGCCGCTGTATCGACCTCTCGGCGGGCCGACATCATCTTCATCTCGTTATCGACCGAAATGGCCTGCCACGTCGAGCCGCCACTAATGGTCCGGTAGAGAGTGGTCCCGACCGCACACACCAGGCTGTTGCGCATCACCCCGCCGTTGGCCACCCACGTCGAGTACGCCGAGTCCCGCAGCGCTGTCGAGGTGAAGTACGGGATCGTGTTGTCACTTACCCCGAACACCGCCGCCTTGATCTGGCCGGGGCCGTCTGGCGCATCACTGTTCAACGGGACCGAAGCCCCGGTGAGCGGGTCTGTCGTAGGCACGGGACCTCCGTTACTGCTCGGGCGGGAAACCGCCGAGGCGGCCGATCAGGATCAGCTGGTTGTCCACCAACCGGAGGAGCGCTCGCTGGTCGACGACCGGGACCTGCGCCGTCAGGTAAGCGGCCACTGGCAGTTCATCACCCCGGTAAGTGACCGTCACAACCGCCCCTCCGTCAGTAGCAGCGCCGGGCGTGACCGTCGTGACAGTGGCGATCATGTCTCGCCCGCCCGGGACCTCAGCGTACCGCGCCGTCTGCCTGTCAGCCAACCTGTGGGCAACCCTCAATACATGGCGGGAGGCCATCAACCCTCACTCACATACGGGTCGGTCCGTGTCGACCGGCCCTCGATCGTCTGCGGTGTCTCGACCGTCAGCGGGTGGATCACGGTATCAACGATGTGCTGCTCCAACACACGCGGCATGTCCGCTCGCTCCCTGGGCGGTAAGACCTCGAGCACGTCGAACGCGTCGATGGCTGGGTTGTGGCCCTGTGACAGGCTCACCTGCGCCGCCAACCCGATCACCCGCGCCAAGATCGTCAACGCCGTCTGCCGCGCCTCGGACGCCGACAACGGCAACGGCGTGTCGTAGAAGAACGGGACCACACCGAACGGTCCCGCCGACGCGGGGGCGGTCTTCGGGTTGGTGCCGGCGTACGTCGGGCTCTCCGGGTTCGCGTCCCAGACGATCTGGGTCGGGAACGCCGGGGTGTCCGGTGCCGACGACTCCACCACCACCACATTCCGGGTGTTTGTCCGCGACCGCTCCCTGTCCAAGCTCAGCAGCACACCCGTCTGGGAGGCGTCGGCCCGCCACTCCGCAGGGCCGCCGCCGGTCGGCTGGCGCGCGATCGTCGCCACCCCATCCCGGTCGAAGTACACCCACAGCCCCGCCGACGTCGCCAATTCGATGATCGCCGCGTCCCGGTCCCGGTCGAACGTCTGCGCCGCGCACTTCGTCCCCACCGACGCCAGGTCGATCACCTCGGTGGTCCCACCGAGCGCCCCACGGATCATCGCCGTGATCTCATCGACCACCAGACGGCCCTTGTAGATGTTCTTCGGCGCGATGAACCTCGCCCTCATGATCTTCGCCCACCGGTCCGGTGCCGTCATCGACAGCCCACCGCCGCCTTCCGACAGCGACTCCGAGTCGATACCGAACCACCCCATCGGCAAGTCGACCCCGGTCCGGTCGGTGTACCGCATGTGAGCTGTCACGCGCAGCTCGGTCCCAGTCGGCGCTAGCAGATCGAACAGTCCCGGCTCCGGCGGGAGCTCGAGGTTCAACAGCCGGCGCACCCCCGGCTTCGACGTGTCGGTTATCGTCCCCCCAGACGGGCGCAGGTTCGACGCGATCTGGACAGCGCTGTGGTACGCGTCGACCGTGTACCACAGCGCCGCCCCCGAACGGATCGCCCGCGTGTACAGATCCCCCGAGTCGCCGTACCACGTCCCCGGCCCCGGTGTAGACATCTTACGGCCCCGTGAGGAGGGCGAACCAGGTCGGGTACGCCGCCTTCACGTCCGTCCACGTGTTGTAGGTGATCTTCACGTCAGTCCAGGTGCGAGTGGCCTGCGACCCACCGGCCGGGCGGTTCACGACCATGTACGGCAGCTCGAGCACCCGCAGTGTGTCGGTCCCGATATCGGACGGGCGACGTGGGTGGACCGCACCGATCGAGATGTAGTCGGTGTCCAGCCCGAGACCGAGAGTCGTCGGTACGTTCAGCAGCAGCGGCGACGCGTCTGACAGGATCGACTTCAACGCCTGGAAATCCGTCGCCGTGTCGGTCAGGACACTCAGCGACGACGAAGGGGCCTTCCGTCCACCATCGGTGAACACCAGCGGCGTCTCACGGCCCATCGCCCAGAACACACCCTGCTGGACCGACCACTCCTCCTCAGACGCCGACCCCACCCCCAACTCAATCGGAGTCGATAGAGCCGGCACCCCAGGGTGGACCAACCACACCCTCGTCTCGCTGACCGTCACCGAACCAGTCACCGTGGCCGTGTCCTCCAGCGACGAATAGAACACCGCCTGGCCGAACGGGGCCTCATAGTCGTACAGCAACCCCGCCCCACCCGTCATCGGCAACGGGTCACCGGTCGCGGTCCGGACCGGGTAGATCCGACCGTCCGGATCCAGCCTGGTGACCGTAACCGACGCCAGCCCGCCCGTGGCAGCGATATTCAACCGGACCCTGGGTGGCAGCCCACCCGCCGCCGCCTCGACTGCCGGGGTGACAGTGACCGTCATCAGTACTGCCTCCGCTCGTCCTGGGCCGACATCGCGTCCACCACGACACCCTCAGCTTCGACCCGAGCGATACCCCGCCACTGCTGCCCGTCCAGGTAGATCTTCACGATCGGCGGTGCGACGTTCACCGACCCGCCGCCACGTGAAACAAACTCGTTCTTCCCGGTCCCGTTGTACGCCAGCGTGTACCCCGGCTTCAACACCCCGCCCTGGTCGTAGGTGTCGACGTGGACGTGGTCCATGTGGTTCTGGGTCGGGGATCCGCGGTCCGCCATCCCGACGAACCCGCCGCCGTTCGAGGAGATCGACTGCTGCCAGATCACGTTCTCGGCGCGGTACACGTTGTGTGCCGACCCGAACGCGAAGTCCCTCGCGATCTGCCACCCCAACGCGTACCCGGGGTTCATGATGTCGATCGCCTTACCGAGCGCGTGGTCGGACAGTGTGTTGGTGCCGGCGATGTTGCGGTAGGAGTACCCGCCGATGTTGTTGATCCCGTAGCGGGCCATGACGTAGGAGCGGGCGGCGGCCATGATCGGGATCAGCCCAGACGACGACCCCGGGGCGGACGGGAACCCAGCCTCGGGGACGTTAGGGACGGCGTTCTTGATCGCCTTGGCGACCTGCGCCATGACACCCTCGACCGGCCGCGTGTCATGCGTGAGTCCCAACACCGGCCCACCACCGGCATACCCCGGCAGCGACGAACGGGACCGGCGCATCTGGTCGACCCGGTCGGGGCCGCCGTGGGCGCGGACGTCGGCCTGGGACCAGACGACCTCCCCCGCGTGGACGACACCAGCAGGCTGGTCCTTCGCCCCAGGACCGGTGTACCCACCGACACCGAACTCCTGCAGCCCACCGCTCGGGTTGACGATGAACCGACCGGCGGCGCGCACCTTAATGGTGACTTCCTTGCCGGTGGTGTTGTCGACATTCTTCTGGAACGCATCGACCTTGCTGTTGGCATCCTTCGTGTCCGCAGAAATCTTCGTCTCGTGTGCCTTCGGGACGTCATCGATAGACTGGCTCAGCCCCTCGACCTTCCCCCTGGTCTTGTCGAACTTCCCGCCGGCCTTGTCGAGTGAGACACCGCCATCCTCGAGCGCGGCGATCTGCTCGTCGATCGCGCGCCTCATCCCAGGACCGGCGCTCTTCCGCAGTTCGTACAGCTTCACCAAGGTCTGCGTCTGGACGTACCTGTCGTACTCGGAAGTGCCCTTCTTGAGATGCGACAGCGCCGCCTGCTGCTCGCCGAAGGAAGTGGCGACCCGCAGCGCCGCCTCCCGCAGGTCCAGCTGCGCCCGCCGCGCCTCCTCCGAGTTCGGCCCATACTTCCTGGTGGCGTCGTTGAGGTCCTTCTGCGCATCTTCCATCTGGTTGAGCGCGTGCTCATAAGCGAACCCAGCGTCGATCCCGGCCAGCGCCTGATCGGCCTGGTCCAGCATCGCCTGCGTGACCCCGTCGATTGCCTCTTCGTAATCCTCAGCGGAGTGCTTGGCCTTGGTCTGCGCGTCCTTATAGTCCTGGACTGCGGCGATCGCCTCGGGGCTGTTCTTCCCGAACTTATCGACCGCCTGGACCACCTTGTCGTGGGCCCGCGCTACATCCTCCACGACCTTGTCGCTCGACGAGAGCTGGTCGTAGTACTCCTTATACGCCTTAGACGCTTCCTTCTCAGACGGCACCAAGTCCTCGAGCGAGTGACCCAGGAAACTGATCGAGCCGATCGCGTGCCCGATATCGTTCTTGAAGAAGTTCTGGAACCCCTCGGTCTCATCGAAGAACCGGAACGCGGCCTGCGCCTGCTTGCCGCCATTCTCCATCGCCCGCCCGAGCATGACCGCTCCCTCAGCGGCCTTCTCCTGGGCGTCGTTCCACAGGACCACCTCGGCGGCCATGAACCCGACCGCCGCACCAGCAGGGCCAGCAGCGGCAGCCAAACCCCTAGACGCCCGAGCGAATCCGCCTGCCACGCCAGTCGCACCGGCGTTCTTCGATATCATACCCAGCCCGGCGGCGATACCCTCGATCCCCTTGACGGCCCCACCACCGACCTTCAACGCCAACAGCCCAGTAGCGATGACCGGTAGCACCGGACCGAGCTGCTTCGTCACCGACAGGAGAAGATCAAGGACCTGCACGATCGGCGGGAGGATAATGGTGGCCAGCTCCGCGCCCTGCCCCATCAACTCACCGAGCAGCGGCAGCAGATCCCCGATAATCTCGCCCCACAACTTGAACGCCTCACCGGCGGCCTCGGAATGCGAGCTCATCCCGTCCAGCAGACCGGTCAGGCCACCGCCGACGCCCTCGCCCATGAACGACCGGAACCCCTCCATCACGGGCTGGCCGTTCTCCAACGCCCGGATAAACCCCGGCATGGCCTCTTCGGCGAGGTCGGTGATCGCACCCGTGAAGGTCTCGACCAGCGGGGCCGTCGCCTCGAACGCGTCACGGAGCCTGGGCCGCAGGTCCTCGAACGCGTCCCCAAGGTCGCCGGCCATCTCAGTCAGCGCCGGAATGAAAGCCTTCGCATCCTCAAGCGAGCCCTCGGCGATCTCAGCACCCAGGTCGGACCAGGCCTTTTTGACCTCATCCGAGCTCTTCACCGCGAGCGCGCCGAGCCCACCGAACAGGACCGCAGCGGCGGTCAGCAGCAGCGGCGCACCCGCCGTCAGCGTGCCGGCGATCACCGACGCGAAGAACACCTTCCGCTGTCGGAACTCACGCCCGAACGACTTCCCGAAGCTCCGGGCGGAACCCGCACCATGGTCCCCGAACTCATCCTCGAGGATATGGCCGCCGACCGCAGTGGGTGGGACCGCACCGCCGCCACCTCGCGTCGGGGCGCGCGCCGACCTTCCGGTCGCCGCAGCCGCCCGCTCCTGAGCC